CGCCGATGAGGAAAACCAGGCGTTTGGAGGAGTTCTGCGCCCAGGTCTCCAGCAGGGCGGCCAGCTCTTCCAGCGTCATTCCTGCAGCGCTCCCTTCAGTTTTTGTACCAGTTCACGTTCCGCTTTCTGTTCTGCAGGACGGATATGAGCCTTGCCTTCTACCCGTCCGCCTCCAACTTTGGAGTGGCCATTCTCCAGCAGGTGGGTAATCTGCGGGGCCGTCTTGTTGTGCACTGATACCCGGATACCGGCCGGCCCATCATAGACCGTTTCCGCCCTCCAGCCCCTTCGATACCGGCCTGTTTTCTTTGGGCTTCGGTTCTGGATATCCCGCCGGCAGTCTTCCGCAGTCTCTTTCACAATTTGCTTTACGGTTTCTGTGACGTCATGGCCATAACTGGACAGCTCATCCTCAAGGATATCACCCATCTGATCCACCCGGATCTTTGCCACTATGTACCCCCGCCTTTCCCTCCAGATACAGCTCTATCGTCTCGTTTTTGCCTAAATAAGTGCGGTACACGCCGTATCGCCTCCCGCTCAATTCAACAGCGCTCTCTCCGCCGTAGTCGTACCGGAACATGGTAAGCCGGATCTGCGGTTCAAGTCCTAAGCGCCAGGCCTCCAGCTTTTCCTCCCAGCTCACGCTGCCGATATTGCAGAACACCTCGCGCTTTGTCTCAACTGGCACCTGCTGTCCAATTGAATCCGTTTCATAGGACACCGCGATCAGCGACGCAATTTCCGACCTATCCATTCGCTTCCTCCGGCAGCCCATAGCCTGCCGCCATCTGAAGCTGCGCCTTTTGCTCATCATAGGATTTCTTCAGCCGGTCGTAGTCCTCCGGCTGGCCAAAATTGACGCGGCAGTATGTGATAATCGCCCGTTCAATCAGAGGGTCGCCCTCCCCTCCTCGGATACCGGCAAGGCCGAGGTCTGCCTGCGCGGCGGCAATCAGGCCGTCCAATTCGCTGTCAAACGCCGTGGACGATACACGCAGCGCTAACTTTACTTGTCTCAGCATGCGGCCCCCTCCTGTTGTTCCAAAAATTCTGCAATGACGCCGGCTTTTAAGGTTTTAGTCGTGCTATAACCTAGACCGGCGGCCAAGGCTCTGATCGCAGGGATCGTCATGGCGTTCAGAGCTTCAGCCGTGTAGGCCGCCGGTCCGCTCTGGAGATTATAGCCGCTTAACCCCCCGCAGCGGCTTTAATCGTCATCTGTGCAAAAGCAAGCGGGTCAATCAGTGCACCCGATCCACGGGCATAGCCGCTATAAGTGACAACGTGTTTCTTGATGTCCCGGTCGTTTTCAATCATGATGTCCTGCACCATGTTATAAACAACCTTGCTTCCGTCTCCGATCAGAAGCACATCGTCGGCCACTGCGTCTTCAACCTTGATGGCCGCCCCGAGCAGTGTCCCCTCCTGACCGGCCTGTGCAGATGGCTGGAAGATGGGCCGCCCGGTTGTATCCACCATGCCGACCAGGTAGTTGTAGATGGTTGCGCGGGTGGCATATACAGACACAGAACTTACGCGCTTGAGCATGCCAAACAGTTTCGCAATCTCTGCAAAAGTCAACGTCTGCGCTGCAGCGCTCTCAATCTTGTTGTCGGACTCCATATCCGTACCGATCTGTGTGATAACATCGCTCGACATAGCATCGCCCAGGCTTGCGCTGATTTCAGAGACCAGGTACTGCTCCAGCGCGTCGATGCTCATCCGCTCCATAGCGTAAGAGATATCAACATGCTTGGAGAAGTCTTTCCCACTGAGCGTCACCTTGACAAAAGTATTCTGCTCATCGTCATTGGCCGTATTTTCTGCGACACTCTTTGCAGCGCCCTGAGCAATGGCTGTGTGCTTTACTACCTCCAGGATCGTCCCGGTACGGTAAATCGTAACGTCGCCCATGATGCTGTGCTGCTTGGACACCAGATCCCAGATCTGATTGAGCATGGTGGTGGGCAGTACAGCGGAGGTGTTCGTTGTCATGTGGACGAAGGCAGCCCGCTCCTCTTTGGTCATCTCTGCGCCGAGCAGATTCTTTAAGAAGGCATTGCGGTATTCCTTGGAATCCGCTCCATAGCTCCGCTCCTCCCTTGCTTCAGGCGCAAACTTCTTGCGCACTTCTCCGGCCCCGCCGGCAACCTCCCGACGGATCTGCTCTCGCTTCTCCATGCCGTCCATGATGTTTTTGTGCTCCTCCTTCAGATTGCGCACTTCCTGCTCCAAAGCGGGCAGGTCTGCGCCGTCATCTTCCAGCTCTGCGGCAATAGCTGACAGGCGGGCCTCAATCTCTTCAATTCTGGACATTTTCATACCTCCAAAAGTAATTTGATTTTTCTGATTTTCTGCGCTCTGGCCTCCGCCTCTTTCATCTTCTCCGCCTCCGCGTCGAAGTAGGAGCGCGCGCTGATGCTGGTCGCGTCGTATGCTGGCATATCCACCGCAGCTACATCAAATAGCCGCTTAACGCCCAATATACGGCGCGTATGCGTATCGCGGTCATAGGAGTCCTCCGACACCGTGAACGCGAAACTCATCTTGTCTATGTATCCGCCCTTGATTTCTTCATATAGGCGGCGGCCCTCCTCTGTGCCGGACAGATCGGCCCGGACCTTCAAGCCGGTCTGGTCAACTGAAAGCGAAAGGGTTTGATTCTTTGTCCTGGCAACCGGCTTCCCCTGGTGGTTGTAATTCATCACCACGTCGGCCATCTCTGCGGCCCGGAACGCCTGCGGATCTATTTCCTCTTTGTAATCCACCCCATCATAGCTGTAGAGCACGGTCGGAGCGGAAAAAACGGCTGCATAGCCCTCGACTGTCATTTCACCGTCGGCGGCGCGCATTTCAAACGCCCGATACTCCCTATCCTTGCTGACCACCTGTTACATCATCTCCTTTCCGCGTTGCGCTTCCATCGGCGCCCAGCAGGTAATATTCTCCGCGGATAGTATACGCCTGCCCCTGTCCGCCCGGCAGGGGCGGAAGGTTCCATATCTCCCTGATTTCATCGCGGTTCATAATGCCGCGGTCCGCCATCTGTGCGGATACATTGAGCTTTTCCGTATTGCTCATATACTGCAGACGATTTGCTGTCGCCATCAGGAACGACCCGGCGGCGCGCTCTCGTTCTGTATAGGCCATCCGGGACGCCACGTCAGAAAATTGAATCGCAAACGGTTCTATCGCCCCTTCATAAAACGCCGACCATGCGTCTCCATATGCTTTATTCTGCAATACGTCTTCATTCACTCCGAAATAGTTGTATACGTTTCGATTGATTGCCTCCATCTGTTCCGCATCGACTACGAATGGCTTGGACTCAATCTGTTTAATCTCCGTGTAGGTGTTTGGGAATAGCAGGACGCCGCCGTCCCCCTGGAGGTTTTCCCTGGTGAACCGCTCCCTCTCTCTGGCCAGATCATCCGCCTTTGTAAAGTTATTCACCTTTGCCATAAACCGAAAGGTCGCTGCACTCTTTACGCCCTCCTCAATGCCTTGGTTTTGGATCGAGACCAAATCCATTGTCGGGATCAGAGCCCGGTTGTCCTCCCCGAAGAAATCATCTGCATATTGAAACTTGGTCATGATGCCGCAGGCGCTTAATTCTATGGCTGCGTGCTTCCCACCCACAAACTCATACCGCAGCCACGGTTCGCCTGCATATTGGATAATCTCGCACCGGGACGGCAAAACCGGATAGAGCCCGTTCATCTCCCCAAGGTCTCCCAACACCGGCACAATAAAGGCCGTGTTCTGTATGTCCAGAATTGTAGACAGCCGGTATAAAAATTGCCCCCAGGTCTGCCATTCGTTCGGTCCAGCCTTTAGTCTGGTCTGCAGTTTCGGTTTTGCGCTCCCGCTGACCGTAATCTGGAGCTTGCTGATATGCGTCGCCCGCGCGTTGACAGCGGAGCGCACCAGCTCGCTCTCATAAATGGATCCGCCCCAGCTTGTAAAAACCGGCGTATATGCGGTAAGCGTCTGAAAAAATCCGTTTGGCGTTCCGTCCGGTTCCGGGCGTTTAAAAATTTTACTGAAAAGCCCCATCATATCACCCCGCGTTCTTAAGCTGCTCACCGATTTCCGCATACCATTTCTGCCTGACCGCCATCGCATCCAAAAGGGCCGCGCCGCCGTCAATATGCTCGTTGGTACCCATCTTGACCGGCTTGCTCCGTTCGCTTTCCGCTTCGGTCTTGATTGCCATATTCAGCAAATGCACCTTAAGGAGGTCGTTGTCGCCGATATCGAAAGCGCCATCTTTTATCAGTCCCTCTGTCTCCCGAATGACAGGAGTTAGATTGTAACCCTGAAAAACGTCATCCATATGAAATCCGTAATTCTGCATCTCCTGGACCAAATACTGTGCCGTGTAACGGTCATACCCTACCTTCAGCGGATAAATTTCATATTCCTCCACCAGCATCCGAAACCAATCAAAACAGTCGTGGTAATCCACAAAGTTGTCACCCGACAGTTTTAAAAGCCCCCGTTGTACATAGGCCGCATATGGGAGTCCGTCCCGCGCTGTCGCCTCCTCCAGCTTCTCTGCCGGCAGGAAAAATTCAGCGAACACATAGAGCTTTCCACAGCGCTCTATCACAACCGTGCAGGCTGTCAGGTCCGTCGTTCTGGACAGGTCGATCCCGCCCACACAGTAGGTGTTTCGGAACCTATCAAGATCCAGGGCAGTTCCGGCGGCCTTGTCCACATCCTGGGCGGACAGCCACGCCTGGGAACTATTCTGCTTGATGTTGCAGTACTTTGTCAGGAACTCCGCTTTCTTAGACAGGCTCCCTTCTGCAACCGCGATTTCCTCCAGCAAATAGTCTACCGATACCGACACGCCGAGGTTCGGGTTCGATTTGCGCAGTTCATTGATGTCGTTCCACTTCCGGATATCATCAATCATGTACAGGAACGGGGCCAGCCGCCGCTCTTTGGAATCCCCCAGCAGGAAGCGGGTAGCGCGCTTTATCAGTTCGTCGTAAATCCCCTCGTTGATGTAGCCGGAAGTACTGATGGAGATAATAAGCGGCTGCTTCCTGGCGCCCAAAGCAGACTTCATGACCTCGTACTGCTTTAGGCCCTGATCTCCCGGCCAGCTTGCAATTTCATCGCATACCGTCAGGTGCGGGTTATAGCCATCGCTCCGCTTTGCGCTGAAAGCTATCTTCTTCACGCTGCTGTTGGTACTTTCCACGTAGTAGTCTGATTTCCTGCGCTTTATCAGCTCTTCAAGCTCCGGCTCCTTCTGGATGGTCTGCCAAAAAGAACTGTACACCAAATCAGCCTGATCCAACTTGGGGGCCACGCAAAATATCTTTGCGCCATACTCACCGTCCAAAAACAGGCAATAGGCGATAATCGCGGAGGCGAAGAGTGTCTTCCCGTTCTTCCGGCCAATGACAATCACAACCTCCCGGAACGTCCGCAAACCGTTGTCATCCACAATCCCGAATATCACAGATACAATTGCTTTTTGCCAGAGCTCCAGCTTCAGCAGGTCATCCCGGCCCTCACAGTGATGACAAAAGGTTTCTATAAATTTGATGGCCCGGTTCGCTTTCTTTTGGTGAAAGATAAACGCTTGTTCCTCCAGTCCGCGAACCACATACTCAAAAAACAGCCGGATCCACTTCCCGACCACAACAGAGCCGTCCTGGATCGCCTGATAATAGGCCAATATATAATTATCCATCATCCTTCAGGCTCTCTAACTTTCCCCCTGTTTTACTTGGCGGCGTCAGTTCATTCAGCTGCCTAATGATTGCTTGATAGTTTTTATCCGTAGCTGTAAACAGACGGGCGGCCGGGCGCTCCCTCTCGTAAGGGTCAGTGCGCTCGGACTGTGTAAACAGCTCCGTTTCGCCCTTCTCCACAATATCCTCCCATAGAGTGTCCAGTCTGACGCGGAGGCGGGCTGCCTGAGTAATCAACCCCTGGGCTACCGCGTACTGGTTTGGCGGCAAATCCTTATAAATCATGCTGAGTCGGTAAATCTCCGTCTCAACCGGATCAACTTCCGTTTTCTTTTGCTTTTTCATGCAATATTCGCACCTCCTTTTTCGCCCGGTAGGGGCTTACGCGCCCGCGGAGAGGAAAATGGTACTCCACCCACCGGTCTCCCGGGGCCTCCCTCTCCTCATCCAACGGGGGGGCTTATGGTAGGGCTGTCACCCTGCCAGCTTCGTCAACTTTGTATCGCTTTGTGTGTCCGTGTGCCTTGCCATGACAATCCCGGCACAGTAGCTCCAGATTAGCCCACCCCAGCGCTATCTCTGGTTTACTGATATTCTCCGGCGTAAGCTCCTGCCTATGATGTACTATCACGCCAGGGACATACAGCCCATTTGACAGGCATCTCTCACATAGCCCACCTACGCTTGTGCTATATGCGTCTCTTGTATGCTGCCACACTTTGGATTTGTAGAACGATGCGGCAAACTCTCGGGCCATCAGTTACGCTCCCAAAAACAAAGAGCCGCCACGCCAAAGCGTTGCAGCCCTAAGTAATTTCTTTGTTTTATTTCTAAAAAACTATTGACATATACGTACGTGTATGTTATACTATAATCAGAAAGGAGGTGAACACAGTGGATGACCTGAAGGATATCCTCAAGGCGGTTGCCGCCGGAGTGATTATCCTGATAATCGAAAAGGTCGCCCGACTACTCGACCCCCCAAAGGACAAGTAAGAAAGGCGACCCGGGAGACTGGGGGAGGTAACTCCCCCAGCTCTCGCCCCCATTATATCATCCACAAGATGTTATGTCAAAGTCAAAGCTGGCGCTTTTTCTGCTATCACTTCTCGTTGCAATATTCACTGTTTGGAACGTCGTTGACTTCTGCTCCAGCGACACGCGCAGTACCGCTGCGTACCTTTCTGTCGCGTTCAACTTCATCGCCATTGTCGAACTGATCAAGCTCATTCACACGGAGGTAAAGAGGCATGCCCGAAAGTAAATACCAAGCACAACAAAGATATAACCGCAAGAACTATGTCCGCTTTCCCCTTGACCTGAAGCCAGATGTTTTAGAGGCATTCAGGGCCGCCTGCAAGGCCAACGGCACGACCCCCACCACGGAAATCAAGAGATTCATTGCTGAGTATATCAGCCAAGCCACCAAGGATCCGGAGGAGTAATCCTCCGGTTTTCCTTTCTGGTATTGCCCGGATACTCCCGCCTCCGGGCTAGGGCGGTAAGGAGGCCTATGGAAAGAGACCGGGACCGGCTCCCCCACCAGTCCCTAGTCTAACAATATCAGACTTCAGGGTGGGCTTTCAAGGGTCAAAACAGATAGCGCACGCCCATGTAGTCGCCTAATCCATCGCGCATCCATGCACATATTTACCGCAATCCGCTCCCACGTCATCCCATCTATGTACCGATACCGCAGCAGCATTCTCAGCCGGCCATCGGGCACCGCGGCAATCACGTCCTCTATCTCCCTGCGAAGCCGCACTGTCTCCCGGCGTTTGTCGCCCAGCCTGCCTGCCAGCGCATCTATGGCCTCTATCGAGTTCTCCAGGCTCCGGCCAGCCGCGCCGCCGCTAGGGATTAGCCTGACAGCTGTGGTCATTTTCTCCGCCTTGGAGTACCACTTGGTAATTTCCTGCTCCAGCCTGGATGACTCCGCTTCCGCCTCCCGGTACTGGTTCAGCTTTGCTTTCTTTTCTTGGTTTGTCAATCTATTACCTCCCCGTCTTCACCGTAGGCCGTCAGATCAAAAAGCCGATCCCCCCGGGCTATCGCCTCGCATAGCTTGTCCAACACTTTGCAGGCAACAGCCCAGGAAGAAAACCAGCGGAGTGCTGCACCATCTGGTTCCGCTCTGCAGCTGTTTCCTATGGTGGGATCGTAGAGTTCCGAGCCTTCGAATCCATCTGCATCTTCAGTTGGGGCCCCTCTGACCGACACGTCACACACCTCGCGAACCCGCAGGTGAAGCCACTCATCATAATACTTGATATACATGCTATTCTCCTTTCGGGTGTCACCAAAACGCCGTGGGTGTCACCACGTCAATAATTCTTTGAAACCATTGCGCCGCAGTGACTACAGCCTATTTTTGGGGGTGTCACCACTTTTTTGTGCCTACACCTTATATTTATATTTAATAAATAATTGATCGTTATAAAGTTCTCTTTTTATTTAGCTCTATATAATATATATACTCTTGGTGACAGTGGTGACATTATATAAAAAGTTGACTTAAACCGTTGCAACCACAGGGTTTTGCCCGTCACCAAAAGTGTCACCACCCGTCACCAATAGAGATAAATTTGGTGACGGCTATCCGTGCGCACTCGGGAACTGAATGGTTTTTTCTTCTTGCCACGGATCATCTGGATCCATGTCCGAGATTTCTTCTAGTTCACCCGGTTCCAACATAGGCATGATAACTTCATAGCACCACGGTCTTATCCCACCGATTCTAGACTGTTTGGTTTTTCTAGTGTTTCCTGGTAAAATATACCCGCGCTCAATAAATCCGTTTACACAGGCATCCGCGTTATATCCCGCTTCCTCCAAACCCCTTTCGAGCTCATTAGCAATAATAATATAGCCAGTCCTTTTGTCGTTCTCTTTTCCCCACAATTCGCTTCCATTGCCAATGGTATATTCCCCAGCATTTCCTTTGTGCCGAAACTTCCCTGGGTTTGCCGCAATCCACCCATTTATCCACTTGTAGGCCCGCTCCACCTGACTAACCTCATCAGGATCCGTAAGGTACGCTGAGAGCTGGCTGCAGAAGGCCACGGCGTTGCTCTCAGCCTCCTCCTTCTCCAATCCAAAAACGAACATGGATGCATAAGCGTCTCCCACAGCCAGCATCGCCGCAGCGGCCACCTGCTTATCTGTGCCGCGACCAATAGCTGCAATAATTTTCCGGTAAGCGGTAAAGCGTTCTTTAGCTTCTTTTATTACCGCGGGGTTAGAAATACGGGCTATGTACTCTTTCCCGGCATACCCGTAATTTTCTTTGACAAACTCAGCCGTACCGGCAGCATCCCTGAAAATCTTTTCCTTGCAATAGATTTCAAGCACTCTATTTTTGGATCCCCCACCAGACTTCGTAGAAGTCAGGGTGCCCTCTCCACTGCTGAGGACGCAAAGCCGCCATGTTGACATATTTTCCATTGCCCCAGATTTGGTTCCCCGTCCCTTACCCTGTCCTTCGCAGAGGTTGTAAATTAATGTATCCATATTGAAATAGCGGTTATTTCGTACTGTCTGCTGTTCATCCAGTGCCAGCGGTATCGAATGACAGAACGCCGCCATACGTTCTACTGCCACATAGGTAGCATTATAGGACCGCAGCAACGCTCCAAGGTCGGGATTTCCCCATACTGACATCGCCAGCATCTGGCACACCGTTTTCCCCACCTCTGTGCCGCCCCACAGGTGCAGAAAGAACACCTGTGCCCCCAGCGGCCACATTAACGGGCTGGCAAAACTAGCGGCCAGAGCAATCCGGGCTACTGGGCTCCGTTCCCGCTCCTCTATAGCCCGCCGTTTCCATTCCTCGTAATCTCCAGCGCAGGAAACGGCATTAAAATAGCTGGCATACTTTGGGTCTCCATCGTATTGCACATCGTCCACATAAGGCACAAATTCCTGCCCAGCCCATCCAACGCGCGAAACACAGCGTTTGCGCGGAATACGGTATGCATTCTGTGCCTCCAGGTCATGAAGATACTGAATCAGCAGCTTCGCATTTTCGCTGTTCACTTGGATCCCACTGTCCGCCAGTTCGATAATCTTCGTGCGGCTGGCAACAGTCGATTTGTCAACAATCAGGTATTTCCATTGTTTATCCCGATAGAACGCCAGTTTTAAACGTTCTCCACAAGTGTCGATGTTCGTCAACCGCTCCGTGATAATCAGCGGGTGGGAACATGCGTCGCCAAAGTCGTCTCCAACGATCTTTTTAATCCCTTTGGGGCCTACTTCCCATCCAAAGCACCTAAGCCCAGGTAACGGACAATCAGGCAGGTCGATAACGTCCTGAGTCTGCTCTGCGGCTTCCTGAGCCACGGTTTTCGCAAGGACCTCCTGTTGGGCCCTCAATATCCGGTCAAAATCCCGGACACGGTGCAGTTCTTTGGCGTGGCCTCTCAGCTCTGAAAGCCGTTTTTCCCGTTCCACTGGGTCGGAGAGCCTCAGGGCGGCCTCCAGAACTGTCGTATCTGTCAGGGTTTCAAATGATCCATGGTCGGCATTTGCAATGCGCTCTGAGGCGGCTGCGTCGGTCTGGAGGCGGTCTATACCGTCGCCGCGCTCGTACTTGCCAGCGCTGGCGCAGATCGTCTCAATTTCTCTGCGTTCAAGCGGAGGCCGACATCGCAGCAGGTTTTCTTCCCACACCGCAGCAGTAATGGCCGCCTCGGATAGTCCTTTGGCCCGGAGGGAACTAGCCATACGGAACATTGTTCCATTTCGACCGCCTTCCGTGATGACCTCAGGAGCCTCAAACCGCTTTTTCTGTTTGCCTCCTTTGCCGGCGGCAAGAATATCGTGGAGCCAAATAGGGAGTTCAGCCAATTCGGTATCCCACGGTTCATGAGCGCCTTCCCATTCATAGCGCCGGCCGGAAACATGAAGGGACGGCGGGGCCACAACATAGCCGCCATTGCCCCGAAAGTCCATGCCGGGGAGAACGGCTTGGTTGATTGTCAAGTCATCAGCGGTGCAATGAAAGAAATAATGCAGTCCACCGCCGCCGGTAATCGCCATAACCGTATCGGGCAGTTCCTCGTGCTCTTCTTGGATCAGAGCCAGGGTTTCATCGCCATATTTGCCTTTATCGTGATCAATATCGAAGTCCACGATAAGCAGTCCGTCCCCGGTGGCAATGCCGATGTTGGCGTCCGGCCATATCTCCCACCAGCGGCGAATCGTTGCCTCGTTTGTCGACGCATCGTCACGCCCATGGATGGTCCTTGGATGTTTTCCAAGGTTATCGCACTCACGTTTTCCGCAAGAACATCTGCCGCCAGCCACAGGGGTATGCAAGGGGAAAACCGGCCACCCCATTCTCGCATACTCCAGGGCATATTCAACCATTGTTTTATCCATTGCGCTACTCCACCGTTTTGCCTATTCTTCGTCCTCATATCGCCGGATGACAAAATCGAAATCCTGATTCATAGCTAACCTCATAAGCACTTCAATCTCTGTGCTGTCTATATTGTCAAAGCGAATAAGTCCCGTTCTTGGATCTTCAATATTTGTAAAGTCCATATCTATCAGAAAGACTGTGTACCGCATCTCCCTATCTCCGAAAGGCGGCCCCTCCAATATTGCACTCTTTAGCGCTATGTATTCGGTTTCTGCAATGACCTGCTTTGCATATAAGCTTTCCAGCACATCAAAGGCTTTCTCTTTGGTCTCTGTCATCATGCATCTCCTCCATCTCTAATCAGGATCATTTTCTTTTGCTCTCCCGCATAGGGTTGAATGACTCTCAATTTAGGAGGGCAACTTATGAGTAATATCCAATACAGCATTCACGGCGATCCAAACTCCATCCCAGTTGTTCATACCAATTGGTATCCCCCAATTGCGGTCAGGGAACAGAATTTAGAGTACGCCCAGATACTCATACCGGACCTTGCTTCTGCAACAAGTGAAATGACTACAGTGCATCAATACTTATTTCAGTCCTGGACGATTGGCAATGACAATAAAACCGTCCGGCGCGTAATCCAAAGGATCGCTAAGGTCGAGCAGCACCATTTTACGATTGTCGGTCAGCTCATCGCTCTCCTTGGCGGCGTACCAGAATGCCGTTCATCTGAGCCCCCTACTTACTGGTGCGGAAACATGGTGAACTATACCTGTGACCTCCGTAAGCTGCTGTCCCTGAACGCCGAGGCTGAGCAATATGCAACAAAGGCATATGAGGCGCAGTCCAAGGAAATCAAAGACCCTCTGGTATCTCGAATGCTTGCGCGGCTATCCCTTGATGAAAAATTACATCACAAAATTTTCTGCGATTTTCTATCTCAACTCTAACGACTGAGTGCCGCCTCTGGTGATCAACATGGCTCCGATCCACCCAAGAATTTTAAGAGTGGATCGGGCCAATGTTAAAGTATAGTTATATTATTTGCTGTCCAAGTTGAAGATTTATGCGTCAATCTTTTCTTCCGCCGGGCAACAGCAGCACGGTTTCCCATCACAACTTGACGGCGGGTCAAATCGGCACAGGTCACATGGCGATGATCGCTCCAGCGCCTCTATCCCTGCGTCCGCTGCCTCCCGCAGCACTCCGCCCAGGCTGGCGTTGCGCAGGATGTCTATGTAGCTGAGCATCTTGTCCTTGTTCATTTGGCTTCCCCCCCGTCTTTCCAAATAGTAGCGGGATAGCTCTGTCGGATTGGCGGATACCTCTCGAATCACTTCCGCAACATGAATACCGTACATGATTGCAGGCACAATATACGCCGCCACTTCTCCGCCCTGCGCATCAGACAACTCTACATAAACCTCACGAGGGAGGTATGCCTTTGCACTCTCCAGCACTCTTTTCCGTCGATTCTCGGCAGCTTTAATATCAGGGTCGTGTAACTGAATATCGTTCCATTCATCTGAACTTATAATGCCAGCCATAATATCAGCCATCAGGGAAAGTTCTTCTTTGTCATGCATCATGGGCTCCTCTTTCTGGCTAATGTTTAAATCCGTGCGTTCGCCCTGCCGCTCCTCAGCTTTCGCCGCAATCAATGGCTTTAACTGTTGCACGTTGAAATAGCTTGCAGCAGCCATAAAACCCTGGAGCGAAAGGCCAAACAAGGTGTAGTCCCCCGTTCCATAGCCGACTATGTTTTTATGGCTGTCATTATCCATACGGTGGGCAAATCTCATTGCCGCTTCGCCAAACAGCGTCGCTACACGATAATCCGGCACACCGTCCCTGCTTCCTAACAGCACGGCCTCTCGCTCAAACAGTGCTTTTACCTGGGCGATATTCATCGTGTCCAATTTGCTTTCTCCTCTCCCCACAGTTCTACGGCAAGCTTCATACCTATGCGGAAGCCGTTAATAAATCCTTGTTGCTCATAGGCCATAGCGACAGACCCATTAATATTGTCCAAAATAGTCTTTTCTTCCGTGGGAAGGCTGGTAAGATACAGCTTTTCACCAAAGTAATGGCTCACCTTGTCGGTATCTTCAGTCCTATGGTAAAGCTCTCCCAGGTTTAGACCTTCGCTAAGAGGATTTTCTTGATCTGTACATGCCCAATACAGCCGACTCAGGAAATCGTTGTTCATGCCTGGCCCTCCTCTCCCGCCGGCGGGCAAATTGCCCGGATGTAGTCCCTCGTGACTATAAGCGCCGACAGCACCATAGTTCCTCTGGCATAAGTAGCGGGGTTGCCGTCCGTCATCAATTCGCCCTCTACCTGCTCGTAAATAATCTGGAGCATGTCACAGGCCGTTTCGATTTCAACGCGCAGGTCGTCTAAGCCAACCGTTTTTCTCATACCCCCGCCTCCTTTCCCAGGCAGATAAGGTCGCTCAGGTCATCGATCAGCCGGGTCAGGTGCAGTCTTACCGCATAGAGCGCATCGGCATAGTCGGATGCCTTTCTATCCGTATTTTCACAAATAGCACATTGAATCACATCCACTAAATCACCTATACAGGCAAGCTCCACTTCCAAATCATCTAAGGCAGATATTGAAAATGCTTTCGTTTTCATTGTTACAATAACCTCCGGAACCTGATAAAATATCAGGTAGAATATGTAGCATCTGCTACTTCTTGACCCGCTCGCCGCCCCTGGTTAAATACATGAACAGTAAAGCCCCGACAAGCCGTTAGAACTCTAGTGAGGGTTGAATTGTTTTCACATTTCTCCAGCAATTGATCCAGCTTTTTAAGGAAGCCCTTGAGCACTTCATCATCCATTTTCAGCCCGGCGTCATAAGCGTCATTAAACAGTGGGACCCAAACGCTTGTTGCCACTCTTTCATTCTCGCTTAATTGCCGGCCTATGAGCGCTTCTTGATAAGCTACAAAATCATCCGGCGCAATAGGAAATTGCAGATCCTTCCTTTTCATAGTTGCAAAACCTCCCGTTATCGCCTATAATAGCGATAGTAATAGATTGTGTGGTTGCAATCTGTTCTGTTTGCCGCCTTGGTATTGCGAGTACCAGGGCGGCGCTTCTTTTTTGCGCGGCGCCTCTCCGCTATCCAGATCAGGACCAGAGCAGCGCCAACTCCAGCCAAGAACAGAAGGGGCTTGTCCTGCGTCTTTGCGAGCGGTGCTGTCACCGCCGCGCCTGCCACAAGCTCGACGCATACCGCCCACGCAGACAGGGTTAAGCGTATCAGCCTTTCCATCACCGTACCAAACTGGGCAACACCAGGACCACTGTCAGGCACACTGTTAGCGCCATTAATGCACGTGAGCCGGTCATAATGCCCCTCCTTCCATCCAACGGATAAACGCCCTGCGTGGAATCAACGTGCGATTGCCGTGAACATGTACTGGGAATCCAAGTAGCTCCGGTTTTTTTCTGGCCTGTAAACTGATGTAATATGGATCACAACCAATTACTTTTGCGACGATTGTCGGGACAAGCATTTCCTTGTCCATTTTCTTAATTTCCTCTAGCGTCATTTTCTCTTCCTTTCTCACTTACCTTTTCCGATCCAGTAGGTTCAATTTAAGTTTCGCTTGTCCCTCTTTTTTTCGCTGTAGTAAAATGGTCTCAAAGGAGAAATATTCTTGGAAAACAACAAGTATGGAGACTTGTCCTACACTTCAAGCCCGTATTAGGGTTGCATTTCAAATGAGAACCTTCCGACGGGAACACTGTAATTTTTCCGCTAGATATTATCCGGCTTACAGACTGGTGATAGCTCCAAAGTCGAATGCATCTCTTGGCGGTGCACTGTCAAAAAGAGAAGCCTGACCTTGTAATTCCGCCATGCGTCGTCTTGCCTTCATGATAGGGGCGTTAAGTCCTTCCTGTTTTTCTACTAACTGCTTAAGCACTGCGTTAACCATAGCAGGGTTGCTGCATGTCTCAATGTTGATGTATGTTGCTCTGGCCGTCCTAGGGGCATACAGCATGCGTACACCAGCGGAATCCTTTCTCTGTGCCATAAGCCGCCGCGCCTTATCACGGTACCACTGCTCCTCCACAGCCAGAGGATCGTATACACCTAAGCCCTTGATAATCACAGCTACCTCATCCACAGTGATAGATCCCCTCCGGTCTATCTCCGAATAGATATAGTCCTTAATCTCTTGGGTGAAGATTCTTTTTGCCACGTCCATACCCCCTTCTCAAAAGTTCATTTTTAATCGAAGAGAGCATTTGAATCGCCCGGTCCAGCTCTTCGATCGTCTCTTCTGGCCGAGTGTCTGCGTCGGCAACTGAGTCCAGCATTTCAGGCGTCACGATATACAATCCGGTAAAATCTACCGCTGCCCGAAAGGCTTTCAGTTCTGCTGCGTCATGGTCAATCTTTCGATACGCTTCCTGCTCTTTAGCCGCGCGGACTTCACTCAGGTCAATGACGCCTTCCTGTTCTTTGATGCGACGCAGTACCTCCCCTTGGGTGGCATCGGTTACTCCTTCTCTAGATTCGTTTATGACCTGCTCCACGATGTCAGGGTGTGCGGCCATTTGCTCGAAACGCTGTACCTGCGATTTAGAGAAACCAAGCTCCTGAATAATCTCAGACTTCGGCTTGTCTAACAACCTAGTCCCGCTAGCGGGTCGAGGTTGAATATCCGTCCGTGCGCCTGGACGAACCGGTAAAGCACTGGTAAGTTCTCCAACTTTCTTGCCGGCAACCACAATGAGCTCCCGTAACCTCGCCTGCTCCTCAAGCTTTTCTTGATACACCGCGTCTGCTAGCTCCAGTTTTTTTATCGCCCGTATCTCAGCTTGGAGTACCTTGGCTTTTTCCTGAGCAAAAAGAACAAACCGTGCCAAGTCATTCAGGTTGTCTGGTAGCCCCCCATGTTCGTATGTAGCTAGTTCTGTCATGTGTCCTCCTTGGTATTCTGCTCAGAAAGAAGCTCGTCCACAGTAACGCCAAAGTAGTCGGCAACCAACTTCAGATGTTCAATTTTAGGATTAGCCCCATCCTTCCAATTTGTTACCGTGGACACATGGACCCCAACGTCTTTTGCTAATTTGTACGAACTGACACCTCTTTTTTCCATCAATCCACACAAATTTGCCGTGTAACCCATTTTCTCACCTCCAAGGTCTTTACAATATTAGTCTAATATGCTAGACTGTATTTAGTTCTCTCCAGAACAATACGACTATCTAATGTATTAGACTTCATGTGCTTATTATAAGCCGCGTCTGTCTAATACACAAGACTTTTTTGCTTAAAATATCTAACAAATTAGACGGGTGAAAATTATGAATATTGCACAACCACTTAGAAAATTAATGGACGAACGAAAACTAAGTAACTCTAAATTAGCCCGTGAAGTCGGAGTTCACACAAGTACGGTTTCTAATTGGTTAGATGGGAAGGAAGTTAAAGCGGAGAACTTGACTGCGCTCTGCACATACTTTGGCTGTTCGCTTGACTATCTAGCTGGTAAGATGGAAGAAACAAAAAAAGCGCCCACCCCGGAGGGTGAGCGCCCTGTACTTGAAGGAACTTATTTCCGTCTTGCTAAAGGCGCACAGGAGCTTGGGCTGGATGACGATGATGTTGATGCTATTCTGAATCTTTATCGCACACATAAAGAGCGGAATCGGTAATTGGGGGGCGGAATGTACTATCAAGCAAACAAAAGTTCGCTCTATCAATATATAGATGAACTACGTCAAAGATGGGGCATATCGTACTCCAGTTATCCTATAAACACCATCTCGCTTTGCAATAAATGTGAAGATATTATTGTCGAGCAACACCCATTTAACACCAATGGTTTATGTGGCATAGCGATGCTTGGCGACAAAGTCGATACTATTATAGTGAACCGTAATCGTAGTCCACGCGAACAAAATTTTGACTGTGGTCATGAGATTTTACACATTTCAAAGCATAGGAACTCCGGAGAGGATTGCTTTAGATGCTTTACATCGCCAAAGCCAGAGCAAGACCTAACTATTGAGTGGGAAGCAAATGAGGGGAGTGCAGAGCTTACAGTCCCCTATAAATTATTTCTCCCAAAGATCAAGGCCGCATTTAAAAATCTACGCACTCGGGTAGATCTCAAATGCCTACAAACAGATTTAGCCCTAACCTTTGATGTGTCAATGGCTGTGATTTACTATCGTTTTGAAAATTTAAAGTGCGAGATTGCGCAATATAATGATGGTATCCCGCTTCGGCAAATTGCTCTTATATCTCACGCTGAACAAGCACGGCGTGGTTTACGTATACTTTCATTGAATGATATATTTGGCCGTGCATCATAACGCAACAATGATGTTTAAGCTGCAAGTAAAATATCCAGCCCGTAAACAGGTGAGGCATGGAAGTGTGAAATATGCCCCCCTATAAGCGTCTCCCCACGCTTTTCCCTAAAATGCGGAAAGACTACTTCAGATAACAAAAAGCACCAAGCCAAAGTGGGGTGGTGCTTCGCCACCCCACCTAGCCCCGGATTTTCGGGGCAAGCAACCTTCTAAAAATTGAGAATATAGAAAAAGCCCCAGGCCGAAGCCCAGGGCGCAATGATCCAGTTGATTTTTGTTTATACTTTGTATATACTATATACAAAGGAGTGATTGCCATGTTCGCAACAATTCAGAAGTGGGGCAACAGTCAAGGCATCCGTATTCCCAAAGCTCTCCTGGAGGGCCTTGGTGTCCGCGAGAACGACCGTGTAGAGCTTATTCAGGCCGGGGATACCCTCACCATTAAAAAGGCCCCCACAGCGCCGCACCGAACGCTGGAGGAACGTTTGACGGCTTTCTACGGCAAGCCACTGGAGGAAATAGAGCGTATTCCTGGCGAAGAGCTAAACTGGGGCAAAGCGGAGGGTCACGAGGCATGGTGACTGTATTTGAGCAGGGTGATATTGTCTATCTTGACTTTGACCCTCAGGCAGGGCACGAGCAGAAAGGCCGCCGTCCAGCTTTAGTTGTTTCCAATAACCTCTTTAACCGTGTCAGCAGCCTCACTATGGTATGCCCTATCACGCACACCGACCGCGGGCATCCTTTCCACGTCAAGCTTGACGGGCGCACTAAGACAAACGGGGTTATTATGTGCGATCAAGCCCGGATGCTGGACTTAGCCAGCCGTAATGCGTCTTATGAGGAAAAGGCCCCTACCGAACTTGTGGCTGAGGTAGTGGATCTTATTTTCGGTTTTATTGAGATGAAATAAAAACCGCCGCCGGAGAGTAACAAAAGTGTAGAGAGAGGAATTACAATGTTAGAAGAAAAGGATTTACAGGCAATTGCGCAGATGATGAAGGGCATGGAGGATCGGATCGATCAGAAACTGGCAAAGCAGCAACAGGAAATCCTGGATGAAAGCACTAGACGAATGAAGCTGTTGCTGGATACGGAGGTACAGACCAAATTCAATCTTCTGGCGGAGGGCCAGCGGGACATTCTGGATGCGCTCACGCCGAAGAGCGAGATTGAGGCGCTGAAGGGAAAGGTTGAAATCCTGGAGATTGCTGTGCGCTCCATGAACAAGGAGATTGCGGAACTGAAAAAGGCGCAATAAAAAGCCGCTCCATCAGTTTGTGCTGGTATGGCATTCAAGGGATTATTGTTTATGTGTCCTATCACAGAAAGCGGTAAATTATAGAGAAAGAGAGGGATAAAAATGGATGAAAAGAACGATGTCCGCAAAAACGATTTGCCGACTAGAGACTATACCGGAACAGTTAATATTGGTGGGAAAGACTTAAGCTGTGCCGTTTTAAGCGACGGAACCCGCGTTTTATCCTCTAAATCTATTTTTGGGGCTTTTGGGCGACCGGCGAGGGGCCGCGCAACTGGTGATCAAAGAGCCGCAAATATGCCCTCTTTTATGGATGCAAACAACCTCAAACCCTTTGCTGACAAGGTTTTTGGGTGTGGATCAGACTTTAATATGGAAGTCCGATATACTTCAAAGGCTGGAAAGCGCATCTATGTCGGCTATAGAGCTGAAATTTTGCCGCTAATATGTGATGTATATTTGCAAGCCAGGGATGCCGGTGTACTGACTGATTCTCAAAAACCGTTGTCCATTGTTGCTGATGTTCTGATGCGTTCTTTGGCAAAGGTTGGTATTAATGCTCTCATTGATGAGGCCACTGGCTACCAATATGACCGCGATAGAGATGAGTTACAAAAGCTTCTTGCTGCATACATAAGCGAAGAGTTTTTACCTTGGACAAAGCGTTTTCCAGATGAATTTTACATTGAATTATTTAGGTTAAAAGGGTGGAAATACCGCGGAAACCCAAAGCCTGCAATCGTTGGTAAAGTGACAAATGAGCTTGTTTATGAGCGCCTTCCGCAGGGAGTTCTTGACGAGTTGCGGGAGAGAAACCCTACTAACCCCACAACTAAGCGCAGAAGTAAAAAGCACCACCAGCTACTCACACCTGATACAGGAGCTCCTCATCTTGACAAACATATTGCTAGTTTGATCACACTTATGAAAGCTTGCGATACTTGGGAGGAATTTGATAAACTTTTCAGGAAGTCCTTTGGGTTAGAACGGCAATTGGATTTTGATGACATGTCAAAGTAGAATAGATAAAAATCTCCCCCGGCGATACAAACACCAGAGGCGGATCCTTGACAACCAAACATAGGACGGTTTATAATAGACGTAGAAGGGCGCTGCAACAAGCGGTTAGCCCGAGTGGTTTAGATTTCTAACAAAGAGAAACCGTCACCTGCCGGGGTGGCGGTTTCTGCTTTTTACGATAATCGTCACCGTGAAGGCTCCGATATGTAACGTAATTCGCATCGGCCTCACCTCCCTTCCGGGAGTGTGGCCAACCGCCTGCCGTTGTGCAGCGTAAAAAAATAGGATAGCATATCAATCGACAGAAGGCAAGAAAAACCGCCCCCGGTGCAGCAGCACCGAGGGCGTTCCATAAGAGGGGGATAAGTTTGACGAATCCATATCACCTTCCTTAGTCCCGGTTTTGTGGTTACGCCGCCCCGCCATGCGTTGGAAAACGAGCATGGCGGGGCCTTTTTATGCCTTGACGTCTTGTACGGGGGCCCCCTCCTGAAGCTGCTCCTTCGGTACGCCGCTTTTCGCTTCACCGGCTGCCGCGCCCGCTCCGTCCATCAGGCGGCGCCTGCTGTGCACGTCCCCCTCCTGTTCTTCCAAGGTCTGGAGGAAGCCCAGCACGTGCTCCGTCTGCAGGATTTTCCCAATCATTTTGCCTTTGCTGCCGAAAGGGGCGGCGCTGTCGACGACGGAAACCGCGAAGCGAAACCCCAGGTAGAATCCGTGGCGTAGTATGCCGTAGAGCCGGTGGTCCCAGGCACAGTACAGGTCTATGACATGCCCCATGGTGTCCACATCGAGCTCCCGCATCGCCTTTAGTTCAGTTTTGAAGTTCATACAAAAACACGCTCATCTTTCTAACAATTTTTGTTGGTTGCTATGCCTTCAGGTACATTTTCCCATATTTTAATTAAAGACTCCTTATTTTACTACCATAAATTATAATAGTAAAATTGGGTTCCTGTCAACGATGCTATTACTTAAAATGGTAGCAAAGACGTGATGAGACAGGGAGGAAGAAATGAAAGAGAAGAAGGAAATAAATATTTATATAGGGAATGAAATACGAACTGCAAGGGAGAAGGCGGGATTAACACAAGCGGAGTTTGGCGAGATTATGTTTCTAGATACTAAAAATGTTTCAGATATTGAGCGAGGGGTGACGGGAATAAAAATTGCCACACTCAAGCGGATATGTGAAGGGTTATCGGTTTCTAGTGACTCACTTTTGTTCGGCGATCAGAGCAAAAACGATGTTGATTACATGTCAGAGCGATTGAAACGCCTTTCGCATGATAAATATTTAATTATAGAAAGTATGATTAACAAAATTTTACAAGTTTTTGCTTTGTTAGATAAGTAGCCATTTGTACTACGATAAAATATCATAGCATTATAGGGTTTATGTTAGCGATGCTATTACATAAACTAATAGCATAATAATATGCTTAATTGACCGGTGGTGAGAGCATGCGGGACAAAAAGGAAATTAATATTTACATTGGAAATGAAATTAAAAATGCGAGAGAGCGTGCGGGATTAACGCAAGAACAGTTCGGAGAAATGGTTTCTTTGGGGACAAAAAATGTCTCAGATATTGAACGTGGAGTTGCTGGTATAACTGTTTCAACATTAAAACGCATTTGTGAAAAATTGTCTATTTCTAGTGATTTGATTATTTTTGGCGATAAGGGCGCAAACGATGTAGATTATTTGGCAGATCGGTTAGCAAGACTTCCAGCAGATCAGTTTGCAGCGGTTGAAAAGTTCCTTAATCAGACTTTTGAACTGTTTGCCCGGCTTGACAATCAAAAACAGTAGTTTGAATCAAAAAACTCCCACGCTATTAGCGTGGGAGTTTTTTATTCGACTGTCCAATATGTATTGTAGTCCTACAAGAGGACGGGAAAGTCTCTTTTCAGAAACATGCCGCACGGCGCAATTTTGCCATTGGCCCTTGCTGTGCATCATGCGATATGGTACAGTAAAGCAAAAGCGCGGTTGTATGGAGGGAATCAATTTGAAAGAAGAATGCTTGATTTGTAAAGCGCCTCTTAGCAGCCGTGCCGTAAAGCCCCTGCCTTGCGGCATGGGGATATAAGGCACACCATATTCCCTCGTTTATGAGGGCATCGCCTTGCAATAGATAGCGATGAGCAGTATAATGTTTCTGTGAAATATAAGAGCAACAACAATGTGGTGTACTCCTGCAGACATTATGTGGTCTGGTGTCCAAAATACCGCCGCAAGGTCTTGGTCAATGGCGTTGATGTACGATTAAAAGCTATGATTGAAGAAGTCTGCAATGAATACTGCATCGACATCATAGAGATGGAGATTATGCCAGACCATGTGCATTTGTCGGTTATTAAGCAGTATATTGAGAATCAAAAAATGTCTGAGTTCAATAGCGTCGAGCTGTGGATGTTCCTTGTTATCCTGTTCGTGCCGGGGATGGGGGATATTCTCAGTATTGTGACGCTGATTTGAATTGGGTGTTTTTGGCCGTTCCTCCTGCATGGCGCGGCAGTTATATTCTCAATCGCTGTATCTCTGGCAGAGAAACGGGCGGAGAGGAGAGGGGATTGCACAGTGAAACAGCAGTATACGATTTGGGAGCAGACACCGCTCAAGTGGCACAAATTCGAGATGTATTTCCGGGTTCCGTTTGGCATTCTTACATCTGTTATCGGGCTGTCCACAGCAGTTGAGACGCTGGCGGCGCTGAAGGGGACTACATATCAATGGCTTGGCGTGGTGGATATCCTGTACATTGTATTTGTCATTGCAACGTCCATCGCCGCAGAAATTGGGCTTGTGCAGAGGAAGCGGTTTGGACCGGCTGCTCTTCTCTCCGTCTATGCGGGCAGCGCTTTCTATGCGGTTTTCTCCATGATTGTGGGCGGATTCTTATTGAATAACTTTGGAGTCTCGGTGGGGCAGAGGCTTGGGGCTGTTATTGTCTATTTTGTGGCGTTTTTACTGGTCAGGGTTTACTACAGGAAGAGGATGCCGCTCTTTACTCCAGCCGACAGGGTTCCTGTTGTGGCGCCTGCGCACAGGCCGGAGCTTGCCCAGACGGACGAATCGAGCGTCAGGCTGCTGGAACAGCTGCGGGACGAGGCGGACGCCGAACG